GCTTGGACCGCGACCCAGTCGATGTTGTTAAAGGCCGCCCATTCTGGCTGGGCCAGCGCCATCATTTTTTGCAGACCCTGGAGATACTCCAACCGCTGGTTCGTGGCTGTCGTCCGCTCGGTCTCAAAGGCCCGGCGGTTTTCGGCAGCCTCCTGACTGCGTTGGGTCAGCACGGCCTCGCGTTGGCTCTCCCGCCGCACAATCGTCTGCTGCAGGGCGGGTGGGAGCTGGCTGAAAGCCTGCTTCTCTTCGTCATTCCACGACTGAGGCGCGGCGATGGCAGCAGCCGGCGGCGGCTGTTCGCCCTGGTCTCGGTCGTCCTCTTCCCCGGTGGGCCGACCCTCGTCGGCTCCGGTATCGGGCGGCTCATCGCCGTCAGATTTCGGTGGCGGCTCGCGCGGCGGGGTTGCCGGCGGCGGCTGCTTGTCGTCGTCCGCGCCAAACAGCAGGCCGGCAATCGCATCGCCAGCCGTGCGGACATCATCGACCACATAGGAATGATCCTGGCCGTTGGACGCGGGCGCAGGAGGAGACGCGCCGCCGGGGCCGGCAGCGGGGGCTGTGCCAGTCATGGGAACCTCAATATTTCATGTTGCTGCCGGCAACGGCGGCTGGTTAACCTACGTTCGCCGTGGCGCGGCTACAGAGAGAGCGCAGAACCTTGCCGATGAGCCGGTGCGCTAGGCCGCTTCTCGATCCTGGCGCAGCTTGGCGGCGTCGCGGTAGTGGATCAGCTTTTGCCGCACCAGCTCCAGCGCCTGGAGCATGCGGTAGGCCTCCTCGCGCGTGACCGTCTCGGTGGGCTTGCTGCCGACAAAGGACTGGTAGACCTCGACGCGGATCTCGTGGAAGGCCTCGGCCAGGGTCGGGTCGCCTAAGAGACGCACGGCTGCCGAGCCGCGCCGGATGATGTCGCCGAGCGGTGGCGGCTCCTGTTGCGGATCGTAGGGCAACGGTGTTGGCGTCAACGGCCCCTCGGGCGGCCCGTATATCAACTTTCGCAACGGTTCCCACATCACGCGCCGGCCTGGGGTTGCGGCCGCAGGCTCGCCTGGTGCATCGCGAGCTGGTGCGCGTTATCGGCCTTGAGCCGCTCGACCGCGAGGTCGTTGGCGGCGCGCAGGCGCTCGATCTCCATGTCGTTATTCGCCTTGAGCTGCTGGATGGCGAAATCGTGCTCCAGCTTCTGGCTGGCGAGCTGCTTCTGCTGGTCGAGCTGCTGCTGGTTGATCGTCATCTCGTGCTGCGCCTTCTGGCTGGCGAGCTGCTGCTGATGCCCCGCCTTTTGCTCGTTGAGCTGAGCCTCGTTCTGGTTCTTTTGCTGCTGGATCTGCAGCTCACCCTGCACCTGGGCCTGGATCGCCTGCGCCTGCGGGTCGGGCTTGGGCGGCTGCGGCGGGCCGGTGACGCTGGGCGGCGGCGGCACGGTCGGGTCTTGCACCGCCCAGTTCGATTTGAACCCGGCGTTCTCGCTGAGCTTGGTAACCGTGTCGTAGAGGTTTTTGCCGTAGACCAGCGGGCCGCTGATCCCGCCCTGGGCCAGGACGATTTGCTGCTGGACGCTGAGCAGCGACATCAGGTGCGCCATGATCTGATCGCGGTTGCCGGTGCCCAGGCCGACCGAGACCGTGACCTGCATGTCGTTTTTCCACTGCGCCGGGTCGGTCTGCAGCGGCGCGCCTGATACGCGAATGATACGCTCCTGCTGGGCGTGCTTTTTCACCAGGCCGAGGATGCCGCGCACCATCTTCTGCACGCTAAAGGCAAAGATCCGAGCGATCAGCTCGACGCGCTGCGCGGCGGCCTGCTGGATGAGATTGACCCCGGTGGCGGTCTTGTTCAACGCGTCGGGGTCGAGGCCCTGGTTGTGCCGGCTGATCCCGGTGCGGACCTCGGCGGTTTGGTCCATGTACTCGACCAGGCCCTGCGCCTTCTCCGCGACAAAGGGCGTGACCAACGGGACGACGCCATCGGCCTGGCGGGTGCGGACCAGACCGCCCGGCTTGCTGGTCAGCAGATCCTCATAGGTCTCGTCAGTCGCCGCGCCCTCGACCACAAGATGGCGCGGGTTATTGGTCAGGTAGATGTTGTCGAGCATCTGCCGGATCAGCGTCGACTTGATGCGCTGCAGATCCATCACGAGGTCGGCAACGCTCATCCCGACCAGCTTGTGCGGCATCGGCACCGGGCAGAGGTAGTCGAACGGGATCTCGTCCACCTCCTCGATGTCGGGCTTGCCTTTCTTGGTCAGGATGACGGCGGCGCGGTTGACGGTCGTGACCTTGAGCAGCTCGGCGATGCCGTCGCCGTCATAGTCGGCCATCACATAGCTTTCTTCCCGCCAGTAGCGCGCCATCGGCGGGTCGGTGCGGTCGTTGGTGTAGGGCATGTCGTCGTCTGGCAGAAACCGCTGCAGACGCTCGGGGTTGTAATCATCGATGTCGTTCCACTGGACGGCATCGAGGCATTCCTTGTCAAAACCCTCCTGCAGGAGCTGGGTCTGGGTGACCGGCGAACGGTGGCACAGGAAGGGGGTCTCCTCGCGCGTCGAGCGGCGGCTAAAGAGGATCTCCTCGGGCGGGACGTTCATCAGCCTGATCCGGCCCTGCTTACGAGTGACGCGGATCTTGCAATCGTAGAGCTGCGGCGGCGGCTGCGGCGGCTGTCCTGGCATCTGCGGCGGGATCGGCTGCGGCGCGTCCTCGCCCATCCCTGACGGTGTCGGGGCCGGGTAGGCGCGCTCCTCCAGCACCTCGACCTCGGCGCTGCTATTGGGGTCGTTGAGGTCGCGCAGCTTGGCGGCGTATTCGTCCTCGGTCAGGCCTGTAAAAGAGTTGGTTTCTCTTATGCGCTCCTCAGACCACCACCGCTTAATCCATCCAACTTTTTGTAACAGCCCGTCTTTGAACCAATCATGCAACAGGAGAAATCCGTCGTTATCGACATTGAATACATGATTTGTGTAGACGGTTGCTTGCCGCGCGGCCTCCTCGGGATCGAGCGGCGGTGGCATGCCGGGCGCGGTCGGCGGCGGCGTCATCGTCGTGCGGATCGGGGCCAGCTCGGCAATCGTGTCGCTGGCGGTAAAGATCCGCAGCAGCGCCGGCAACACCCACTCGACCGTCTCCAGCACGGTCAACATGACCACTTTGGAGCGGTTCTGACCTGGCGGCGGGTCGGCAAACTCCTGGCCTTGGTAGTACTTCAGCAGCTCCTGCCGCTCGTTGGCGAGCTTGCCGTTCTCCGCGCCGACCGCCTGGTTTAGCTCGCGGCGCACGATGTCCTTTAGCTCGTCGGCCGGCATCGTCCGGCTAGTGTCGCGCCGCTTGGCGCGGCGGATATAGTCGGTCGAGCTGGGGAACGGCTCGCTACTGTCGAGCGGCATCGTCTTGACCCTCGGGATTGACCGGCGCGGCAGGCAACGGTTCGATGGGCGTGCGGCCATGCAGCGCGCGCAGCGTGTTGATCTGCCCCTGCAGGCTGCCCAGCCGCATCTTGAGGACCGAGATCTCGGCGCGCAGCTCCTTATCGACCTGCAGCGCCTCGACCACGGCCTCCAGCCGCTCTACCCGGCCTTTTAGCTCGCGGTAGAGAACGGCGTCGTGCTGGCTCATTTCTTCTCGCGGGTCTCGCGGTGCTCGGTGTGCAGCGCGGGAGCGGTCGACGGCGCGGACTGGTGCGCGGGCGGATGCGCCTTCGCCTGCTCCGCGTTTGCCTTGGCGACGGCTTCCTCATTGGCGGCCATCTGCTCTTGCAGCGACGGCAGCGGCTCGCCAAGCAGCTTGCCCATCGAGCCAGGGTCGTTCGCCAGGACCATTTCCATCAGGCGGGCAAAATCGCTCATGCTTTCCTCCTTTGAGTAGCGGGTGTGCCGACCGGCACGCCGTCGCTCGCGACCGAGGTCGAGCCGCCGACATTGGTAGCCGTGACCAGGCAGTCGACCGTGTGGCCGTCATCCTCCTCGCGGAGCAGGTACGTGGAGCCACTGCCGCCACCGATGTAGGTGCCGTCATTGCGCCACTGGTAGTCGTAGCTGCCCGGCGAGCCGTCCCAGTTACCCATCGTGCAGGTCAGCGTCGCGCCGGGCGCGACCTGGCCCTCTCCTTCCACATAAGCGTGCGGAATATCGGTATTGACAGGCGGCGGGGTTACCTCGGCAGCCTGCTCCATAACCCGCGAGAAATCGCTCATGCGCGCTCTCCTCCGAAGGTCGTTAAACCACGGCAAGGTCGGGGTACTTGATCGTGCGGGTCATCCCGGCGTTGCGCAGGTTGGCGAGCGCCAGGTAGCGCAGGGCGTCGGCAGCGTGGCTTGTCCAGTCGTGCAGCGGCCGGTCTGAGTAGGTGCGCAGCGCCTCGTTCCACGAGCGCCGGTAATTCTGCAGCGCCGAGATCCCGCGCGCGCATTTGTCGGCGTCAAACCAGCAGCGCGGCAGCATCATCCGCGTCGCGTTGATCCCGTCCTCGATGCTCTGCTTGGAGACAATCATGGCGCGGCCGAGACCGAGGCTGCGCAGTGTCTCCAGGCGGCTGCGGCCGGTGCCCAGCTCACGCGCCTCGGCATCGTGCGGCAGCGCGTGATCGCCCCATTTCCAAGGCCGCTTGTCCAACTCGCGCACATACCAGTCGAGACCGACGCCCGAGTTCTCGATGTAGTCGATCAGCCGCACCTCGGACCCGACGAGCTGAACACACCAGATCGCGGTGGCGTCGCCAATCCCGAGATCCCAGGCGGTGTGAACCGGCAGCGTCGGCTCGTGCGGCACGCGGGTGATGCGGCGCTCCTTCTCGGCCGCCTCCATCAGCGTGCCGTAGTAGCTGCCCATGACGCCGGCATCAAAGCTGACCAGATACTCCTGCCTATAGCGCGCCTCGCCATCGTCGGGGCCAAATTCGCGGATCAGCTCGCGGTGCTCTTGCTCAAGCAGTTCGGCGGTAAAGACGTTGGTCTCGGTGGCGGGGAGCTGCTCGGCAAACCAGTGCTTGTCCTGGCGCGCGGCCTCGTAAAAGGTCGAGGCGTGGTTGCGGCCTCGGGGTGTGGTGATAAAGAGTGCCCAGCCGTCGTTCTCAGCGATGATCGGGCGCAGATAGCCCCAGGCCGAGGGGTCGGCCAGGGCGAACTCCGAGAACACCACACCAACCGGCGGCGAGCCGACCAGGCTGTTGTAATTGTCCGACCCGACAAGCTGCCAGAGGCTGCCGTTCTTAAAGCGGATCGCCATGTCGGTCTCGCGCGTGCTTTCGCGCAGACCCTGGGGAAAGGCCTCATTGATCCGGCGCTTGCCGGTGTGCGGATTGACCGCATCCCACACCGCTTTGCGGGCCTGGTTGGCCTCGGGCAGCATGTGCCAGTAGACACCGACCCGCATATGCGCGGCGCTGGCGGTCCAGTGCAGGCAGACCTCGTCCTTGCCGGCGCGGCGATGCCAGATCGCGACGGCTCGCTTGCCGCCCCGCTCCAGATAATTCCACAGATCCTGCTGGTAGGGTCTGGGCCGCCACCCGTTATAGGGCAGGCGGAAATTTCGCTCGGGGTTATCGAGCGGCGTCTCTCAGCCCCATCAGCGTGCCCCCTCAAGCGCTTCCAGGCGGACCGTAAGTTGCTGCAGCGCGCCGATGAGATGAGCGACCAGCGGCATCAGATCGACGCCGAGAGTTTCACCGCTATCGGTCACCGCCTCGGGAATAAGTCCGGCGATATCCTGCGCGGTGAAGCCGCAACTCCAGTGCGGGCGCTGCCAGACCTCCTCGCCGACCTCGACCGGCAGCCAGTCAAACTGATAGAGCGGGATCTGGCCGATGACGCCCAGGCAATCGGCCGCCATCGGTGCGATGTCGGTCTTGAGCCGCGCGTCCGAGGTGACAAACTGGATTTGCCCAACCTGCGTGCCGCCGACGTAGGACCACAGCGCGCCATTCCAGCCAAAGGCAAAATCATTGGCGCCGAGGCTGTTTGAGTAGGAAATGCCCGGCCCATTGACAGCGATATCGCCGTAGAAGGTTGCGTGTTGGGTCGCGCCGGCAAGTGTCAGAATGGCGGTGCCGGGGTTGTTGAGAAAGGAGTAAGTACCATTGCCGGTCGGCAACTGCATCGCGATATTGCTGGCGTCGCCGGAGAGATTGCCATTACCGGAGCCGACCGCGCCGGCCAGCCAGAGCTGATGCCCCTGAAGATAGGCGGCTCCGCCGAATGCGGTTGTGCTGCTGTGGGTTGCGGCCCCGCTGACGGTGAGGCTCCCGCTGACAGTGCCGCCGGTGAGCGGCAAATACGGCCCACCGGGCGCGCTCACCGCCACCCACTTGGTCCCGTCCCACTGCCACGTCCCAGCACCGCCGGTAAACTGCTGGCCGTTGGTCGGGCTGTTCGGATAGTCGAGAGCCATCAGCTAGCGCTCACCCATTGCGTGCTCGTCCCGTCATTGAACCAGAGGTAAAGCTTGCCGCCCGTGCTGTCCCACCAGAGCTGACCGACTTGCGGCGAGGCGGGCGCGGTCGCCGAGATCGTGGCAACCGCTACACCGCTCGCGGCAGCCGTCAGCCGCCCTTGTGCGTCCACCGTGATCGAGGCCTGCGTATAGCTGCCGGGCGCAACCGCCGTATTGGCGAGCGCCGGGGCCGCATCCGAGCGCATAAAGGTCGTCGCCGAGCCATTAATGGCCGTGCCGGATACTGTGGCCGTGGGGTTGGCGGCGGTCGGCGCTGCCGTCAGCGTCACCCAGGAAGGATTGGCGCTGGCCCCGCCGGATTGTAGAACCTGACCAGCAGTGCCGGGCGCCAAGGCGGCCCAGACGGCAGAACCGCGATAGAGGACCTGTCCTTGGGTGGCGGCGCCGACCAGCACATCGATAAGCGATGTCAGCGAGCGGTAAGTCGGCATCGCCGCGCTGCCATTGGAGCCTAAAATCGTGCCGTTGGCCCCCGGCGAGATCGCAAAAAATCCACTGACATTACCGGCAAAGACCGCATTTGCCGTTAGCGTCGTCAGTCCGGTGCCGCCATTGGCAACAGCGACCGGCGTGCTGAGCGACAGCGTGACGGTGCCGGTCGTGCCGCCGCCCGTCAGGCCGGTGCCTGCCGTAACGCCGGTGATCGTCCCGCCGCCGGTCCCGTTTGCCGCCGTCGTAATGCGGCCTTGGGCGTCGATGGTCAGGTTGGTGTTGGTGTAGCTGCCCGCCGCAACCGCCGTGTTGGCAAGAAAAACGGTGTTTGGCGTCGTGCCGGTGTTGAGACTGAGACCCGTGCCGGTCTGCCAGTTTGGCCCTTGCGGCCCAGTCGGGCCGGCGGGGCCGGGAACCGTGCTGTCAGCGCCCGTCGCCCCCGTGGCTCCCGTTGGTCCGGTCGGTCCCGCAGCGCCTGGGTTGCCTTGCGCCCCCGTTGCACCCGTTGCTCCTGCTGGTCCCTGCGCGCCTGCAGAACCCGTTGCACCTGTCGCGCCGGTCGCCCCAGTCGCCCCCATCATCGCGCTGTTGGCGATGACCCACTGACTGCTGTTGGCGTCGGTATAGTAAACGTAGAGCTGCCCCGAGACGCTGTCCCACCAGAGGTCGCCATCGAGCGGCGAGGCGGGCGGCGTGTCCGATGTCGGTATTTCCGATGTCCCGCCGCCACCACTGCCACCCGCGATCGAGCGCCAGGTCTGCCCGGTATCGTCCCAGTAGGCCAGCATGTCGCCACTGGCCGGCACCGTATAGAGCGGCGTCACCGCCAATGAGCCAGCGACCGGAGTACTCATCGGCATTCTCGATAATTGTCGCGGGTTACGGTTAATCGGGTCTTGCTGGCCCCCGTTGGTGAGAGCAACATGACACTAACAAACCTGGGGAGGCCGTATGGCAACGAAGCGCTACCGCATTCATTTTGTCGCCAGCTTCGACCAGATTGTCATCGCCAGGGACGGCACTCACGCGCGGGAGGTCGCCGAGCTGCTGCAGACGACCCTGGCGCTGGAGCTGACCAACCAGGGCAGCGACACGCACTGCCGCTGGAACCATATCGAGCCGGTGGCTGATGCCGATTAAACCCGAGCTGCTCGCCCGTCTTTGGCGGCTCCAACGACCAGCGCAAAAATGACCCTCATCGACGCGGTGATCGCCAGCACCATCGAGCGCTGCGCGCGGGTCTGCGAGGCGATGGCGGCGGCACCGTGGAATTTAGCGGCCGACAGCGAGATCGCGCGTGCTTGGCACGCCGCCCGGTCGAGCGGTCAGCGCCACGCCGCCGCGCAGATCCGCGCCCTCAAATCAGCGCAGACCGGGGAGAAAGAGAAAGAGCGCCAGGAGTAGCGCGGCGATCCACGCGAGCCAGCCGCTCGCCCAGGTAAATTGCGTCGCCTGCGGCACCGGCAGCAGCGCCAGAAACCACAGGAAGAGGTCAACGACCAAGAGGATCTCGATCACCATCAGGAGGCTCCCATGACCAAGGATCAGGCGACCGAAATCCGCACTCACCTCAAGGCCGCGCTCAATGCGCTCGCGGATGCGGCCGAGGCGCTCGCCGACGAAGAGGATGAGACGGCGTTGGAGATCGGCGAGAGTATCGAAGAGGCGCAACAGGCGGCCGAGACCGCCGAGGCGGCGATCAGCAACATTATCGGCACCTGACGGTGATCGAGCCGGGCGTGGAGACGCTCGCCGTGGACACCTGCCCCGATTGCGCCGCTCACCAGTTCCGGCGCGGGCCAGCCGGCGGGATGTCGGTCAATATCGAGTGCTGCCAGTGCGGGTCGCGGTTCAATGTCGCGGTCTACACCGGCCGGCTGATCAGCGCGGAGCGTATCGCCTACAACGGCGAATGGCCCGACCGAGGGTTCTGGGACGGTGTCAGCGGCGCTTTGTCGGGGCCTTCTGCAGACCCTTAGCCGTAGGCTTGTTGCCCTGCATCAGCCCGGCCTTGTTGAGCGTGCCGTACACCGCGCGCGGGTTGCCGGGGTACTCGCGCTTGAGCTTGGTTTCAACCTGGGCAACCTTGGAGCCTTTTGGCATGAGACAGTTCTCCCCGAGCGGCCGATTTACCAGCATCGATATCGCCTGGCGGCGGTTTTCCCGGCTCTTGCCAAGCACGCCGACCGAGCGCGACGAATTGGCCTTTAAGGGCGGGGCGGCGGTGCTCTTCTACGCGATCCTCGCCATGTTCGACCCCGGCGGGGAGCCGACCGACGACGACCTCGGCAAAATGGACATGCTGCACCGCGAGGTCGAGGCGTTCACAAAGACCTTTGACCAGCGGATCGTCGCGCTGCAGCGGCCCGCGCCTCCTCGTCAATAAGCCGCCGACGACGCTTGAGGCAGGCGCTCATCGTCATAATAGAGACCTTGCCATAAGCGCGGGTGGCGGCGGCGGCGTAGCGCACACTGCTTGTCAGCATCTCGTGCACGACGCGGTCCTGACCGTCGCGCGCCTGGACAACGAGCGGCTCGTGCGGCGCGGCGGCGGCGATGGCCTCGGCCTTGCTCTCGACATAGCCGAGGATGCTGGCGAGCGTCTCCTCGCTCGGGTCGAGCCGCAGGCGCTTGGTATCCTCCCAGGCGCGCGAAAACAGCACGCCGGAACCCATATCGGCAGCCCAACAGTCACCCGACGCGAATGGCGGAATATCGGTGCCGCGCGAGATCCACACCGCGCGTTTTGGGTGCTCGGGATCGAGCATCGCGGCGAGCTGCGCCGCGATATCGCTGACCGGCTCGGCCTCGGTCGGGGTCAGCGGATGGCGCGCTTCCAGGCCGCGTAGCTCAGGTCGGTCTTGAGCAATGGCATCCGCCGCGCAAACAGTTTGCGGGTCTCGGGCTTCCTCACCCATTCCTCCCCCCACTGGTTGCCGCCCCAGCGCAGCTTGAGGCGGCGGCTGTCGTGCGTCGCCATGGTCCCGGCAAAGTGGTCGTGCACCGCCTGCGGGGTGCTGAGCGTCCAAAAGCTGCGCCAGCCATCGGTCGCCAGGATCGGGACCAGACCATCATCCTCGGGCAGCGCCCTCTGCGCCCGGTTGCGGGCGATGGCGCTCTTGCGCCGGCTCAGGCCTCGCATGGGGTGCTTTCTTTCCTCCGATTAGTCAAAACACCGCGCGAGACCGCACCGGCCTACCGCGTATTCAACCGGGGATCTTCAGCGGTCTCGTCGGTGCCTGAGATAAAGCGCCAGTAGCGCTCGGCGCGCTCGAGCACCACGATGAGCGGCGGCGGGGCCGCGCCATCGGGGCCCGCCAGGGCCATCGAGAGACACTGCAGCCGCAGATGGTGCAGCGTGTAGTCGGGGACGCAGCGGACGTCGCCCGGCCGGGCCCGCAGCGCTGGGTCGTCGGCGAAATCAAACTCTTCAATGGTCACGGCGGTGCTCTCCTCTGCCAGGCCCCGATATCGGTCGCGTTGCCGCCACAATCGAGGCACTCGACCCCGATGGGACTATGCGGATCGGCCCGGCCGCCGCAAAACGGGCAGCGCAGCAGGACGACGATCCCGCCATAGTCGCTGGTGTGCCCGAGGTAGAGCGCGGCGATGCGGTCCCTCTCGCTTGGCGAGGCGATGCTCGCGGGCGGCAGCCAGTTGTTGTTTTTGGTGACCGTGTAGCCGCGCCGCTCCAGATAATCAAAGGCCTCTTCTGGATCGGCAAAATAGCCGCCCTCGGAGGCCAGCTCGGCGCGGCGGTAAGCGCCGCGCAGCGTCGTCGAGCGCCTCATGCCTCGGGACCGCGCAGTCGCCGTCGGCGGCGCGATGCCTTCACCCGGCATCGGTCGGAGCAATACTGGCGACGCTTGGTTGCCGCGCCCGGCAGAATAAAGAACCTCTCGGTACAGCCCGGCCCTTTGCAGCGCGCGATCTCAAAGAGTGCGATGCTAGCATCGGGCAAACTGGTGCTCATGCCTCGGTCCCCCGTTCCCGCACTGCCGCCATCGAGCGGCGCGCGGCCTCTCTGCGGCGGTCGCAATAGACGCACTGGCCTGGCGGGGCATAAAACCGGGCCGGCGAGCGTGTCGGTTCGCGGATCTCGGTCGGCTCGCCCGCCGCGTCGGTATCGTCGCGCCACGCGGGGCGCGTGCTGCGCCGCAACGCCTTGTGCATGACCTTCTGCTCGGCAACAGTCAGGTACCGCGTCTCCTTTGGTGGAGGACCGGCGACGAGACCGTCAGCGCTCGTCGCTGCGGATGACGCTGCCGGTTGCCCCGCCGACCTTTGGTGGGGACCACCGTGCCGGTCCTCCATAAGCACCCGATTGCGCTCCTCGATGCGCTGGGCTGGTGCCCCGCCCTGGCAGCGGTGATTGTGCTCGCGTATCCCGCAGATCCGGCATTTAGGCGGGGTCATGGGTGTGGAAGATCTCATCGATGGCCGCCGAGGTCTCGCAGCCGGGACAGCCAAAGCACTCTTCGCTTGGTACCCAGCGGCACCCGCAGACCTCGCACTTGATGCTGCCCTCGGCCGGCCGCTCGGGCTGCAGGGTGCCGCGTTCTCGGTTGGCCGGGATCCCAGGGTGCATCACTCCAGCTCATCGATGCGGGCCAGCCGCTCGGTCATACCTTCACCGCCGTGATCTTGGCGGCGAGCGTATACATCGCGTCGCGATGGCTGAGCATCGCCGCGAGCCGCTCGATATTGGGGTTGGGGCGCACGCCGACCGCAAAGGCGAGACCGAGCGAAGAGAAGCTGAGCAGGATGCTAAGCTCGTCCTTGGTCAACTCAAGCGCGTAGCGCTTCTCATCGGCCATCACGCCACCGTCCAGCTTGGCGGGCGCGGGATCGTGTGGTTCTTGGGCCGCCACAAATGCAGGCACCAGGGGTGATGGTTCTTGTGCTCGCTGCGCGGAACATGGAGCTGCAGCACGGTCTCGTCATCGCCCCAAAAGAGCCGCTTGACGTAGTCCATCTCCTCCCAGGTCGGGGTCCGCCGGTGACCGGGGATCGAGACGCTGACATGCTCCCAGGGCAGCGTGTCGTTGCCATTTGACGCGACCACCGCCAGCTTGACCGCGCCGCACGGGATCAGAAAGTCGCCAAAACCGTCGCGCTTGTCGCTCGGGCGGCCGGGGAGCTGCAGCCGGTACGCTTCGACGCTGTCCCACGGCAGCGCTCTCATGGGTCGTCACGCCGCAGCACGATCTCGACGCCCTCGGTCTGCATCAGGTCGATGACCCGTTTGAGGACATCCATATCCTCATCCGGCATGGTGGGCGTGTGGTCGCGCACCATGATCAGCGCGGCGCGCACGATGAGGCTCGCGCGCTCGCTGAGCCGCAACGCCTTCCGCGAATACTCCTCGATCACCCCGCCACCCGCAGCTTGGCGCTCTTCTTACGCTGCCGGGGTCGCTGGATCGTCAGCGTCGCGGTCGGGTCGCTGAGCTTCTGCAGCAGCTCGCGGCTCTCGTCGCCGCCCGCCTTCATCAGCGCCAAAAGGATCAGATCGCGCTCGCGCTCGCTCAGCGGCTCCACTTATGTCTCCCTCTCTAATCGCTCGGCGGCCTTGAGGAACCATTTTTGCAGCACGCCGAGATCAGTGAGCATCGTGCGCAGCCATTGGTCGGCATCGACGCCGTCGCCATGAAGGCTCGTTATCGCCGCAATCAGGAGCGCGCGAACGTCTTCTCGCATGGCGGCGTCAGGCGGATCACCCGTCGCCTGGAGACTTCGCAAAACCTCAGCCAGACCGTCAGCGGCGCTGCGGTAGTGCTCGGCACGCTTTAGCGGCTCCATTTGCCCTCCCGCAAAGGATGGGGCCGGCACAAGCGGTTCTGGGGGACAGATGCGGCCCGCCGGCCCCAAGGTTCACTCTGGAAAGTGACCGGCAGCGGTCGCGGTTGTCATTGCACGCAGCGGCTGCCGGCCACCAACACAAACCCGGCGAGTGGGGAAACTGTCAGGCTGCGTTGGCATCACCAACGTACCACCACGTTGGCTTATGTGGGCACAACAATCAGGCGGTATTTTAACCTTCGCGCTCGCGATGCCGCGCCATCCGCCGCGCGTTTGCCTTGCGCCGCTGGTCGCAGCTCGGACAGACACCCGGCGGCTGATAGAACGGCACCTTGCCTGACACCGCCTCGCGCGGCCGAGGCGCGGGTTTATCAACCAACGACGGCGGGGGTGGTGGAGCTGCCGTAGCCTTTGGACATTTCCATGTGTCGTGCGGACCGCCGCAAATCATACAGCCGCGCGCCATGTCGGCTCCTGTGCTAGCACGATTATACAACAATGCTAGCACATGCTTGCTGGTGCGCGCACAGAAAGGCGCTAGGCCAGACTTACGCGGGGAGGGGGTACCCCAGGCCTGAGCCTCGGCGACCCCTTGCCCGACCGCTGCTCGATGGTGCCCCGCCGGCCCCCGCCCGGCCCCCTCCGACCACCCTTTCTGTCAAAGGGTACGTCTAAACTATTGATCAGGCTGCTTCTTTCTAGTCCGCCGTGGACTAGGCTCGTCCTCAATCAGGCGCGGATTGGCCTCGATCTGGGCCTCGAATGCGTCAGGCTGTAGGTCGATGGTCAACGGTTCGTCTAGGTGCGCTACGTGTGCAGCAGCGCTCGTCTCATTCGTAGGCTCAAGAGGATCACTAAATCTGAGAACCTGTACCGTAATTGGCTGATCTGAGTTTCCGCTCACCTCTAGGCTCTGCATATCGGGCAGCACCTTGCGGAGCATGCTGAGCAAGACCTGCGCTTGGGTGCGCGTCAGCCTTGGGCTTGTTGGGTTGTCTGGATCATCTAGCCCAAAGGTTTGCAGCCGCTGGATGATCTTGGTCGTCTGGATCTTGTCGCGCCAGCCGCTAACCCAGCTCGGTGCGGGCGCTCGATTGATCGTGTGTTTGTGTGCTCTGAGACGGGCAAGCGGTTTAGGTGCGCGGGCCGCAGCGTGTTTGGGCATCAGCAGGCGTGTTGGGCTGCGGCGCGGCGCTGATCCATAATCCTGCGCCAGCCATTGTTGCAGACCTTGCAATAGGCGTGCGGGCCCGTTGGCTTGATGCGCTTGCCGAGCGTGCTCGTATAGCCAGGCCGCAGACGTTGGTGGAACTCGGTTACGGGCTTCTCCTCGCCGCAATGAGCGCAGCGCTTTGTCGGTTCGTCAGTCATGGCGGTGCTGCTCGTCCAATAGGACACAGTTCTGTCCGAGGCGGCGCATCAGCAGCGGGCCTGCCTTGCCTGCGCTTTGGCAGGTTATGGTGCCGTGCAGGTATATTTTCTGGGGCTTGCGGCGAGCCGCGTCTTCGGCGTCCCAGAACCAAAAGAGCGCGTTGTTATGCTGGATGAACTGCTCGTGCCGCCGCCTGTCGTACCAGAAGTGGAGTCCGGCGAACGCCTTCATTGCCCGCCAGGCATCAATCATCCGCTGCTGATCGTCAGGCAGCTCGTCGTCGTCGGGCATGGTGGTCACTCGGCCGCATCAGACCAGGCGGGCCAGCCTTGGTGAGGGGCATTGGGCAGATCAAGCCTGACCGTCGCGTAACGCTGCAGCGATCCCTGGGGCGGCGGGCTGGCAAAGGCCATGAGGCGGCGCTTGAGCCGCGCATAGGTCGCTCGCCGCGTCAGGCGGGCGATAAACACCATCAGCTCGTCGCCCAAATCGTCAGGCAGCTCGTCAGCCAGCTCGCAGGACAGCTCCTCGATCCGCTCCAGGTTCATGTAGGCCTCCCGGTGGAACGAGGAGTTTACATTAACCATGCCCGAGGGCGTCAACATCGGTTGTTACAAATGTCGAATGTTGTGCAGTGCGACAGGCGTGCGACACATGCATGACGGGAATGTGTCAAAGTGTATGAGAATGTTGGCTTTACCTCGTCAGAGGTAGTTGGCAACACCCACATACATCGCTATATATGAGGGCATCAACAACATGAGATTTGGAGACTGACGATGCACGAGAACATCACGAGCGCCGGCTTTGTGGTCTACAACAACGAGGTGATCGTCGGCGTTGGCGCGACCTCGGACGAGGCGTGGGGCGATTTTGTCCGCGAGATGGGGCCGGGCGTCACCATCGTCGCTGAGGGCGAGGAGCCGCCAGACGATGGCCGCAATTGGGTGCGCGAGCGCGACTACAAGATCCGTGCCGCGACGCAAGCGCTGATCGACCAGGTCGCGCGCCAGGGCGGCAATGTCGCCTGGGGCATCGCGCGCGGCATCTGCTGCACCATGGACGAGCTGGAGGGCTGAGCGATCCCTCGACCAAACCCAGCCTCAAGGCCGCGTTGCAGGATCACCTATGGCACATCAATACGAAGAAGAGTTGACCGACTGTCCTTTCTGCGGTGCCCCAGTTAGATCGCTATGGGTGCCGCAGGGAGGGTGTCTACCGTCTCCCGATTATGTCCTAGTTGCCGACTGGATCATCCACACCGATTGCTGGGACAAACGAATAGAGGAACACCCGCCCTAGGCCCGCCATCGAGCGGGCCTTTTTAATCACCAACAAGTTGATAAGCGATAACCAGCACGGCGACCGCGCCGAGCGCAAGCAAAGTCGCGATCATCAGGTAGAGCAGCGGCTCGCGCATCAATCGGTCGCCATCTTGGCGACCAGCTTGCGGTGCTCACCCAGCTTGCGATTGCGGTTCATCTTGGGCGCGCCCATCGGCCCGTGGAAATGGATGCCCAGCCGCCCCGCGATCCGCATGGTGCCCGGCCAGCTCCTGCCCAGGAGGATTGCCGCCTCGCGCATGCTGAGGCCCCTCTCGGCATACCAGCGCAGGCGGACCACCTCTCGGGGCGACCATTGCGGCTGGCGCGGCTCCCCCCGCTTTGACACGTCATCGGTGCTTGGAGGAGTGTTTTGGCTCGTAGGCGTGCATCTTGGCACCCTTCATCGAGGGGTGCACCGCCAGACCGCCCATCCCCGCGCCCAGCCCGTCTGTGGCACCGACTGGAGGCCCGGCCGCCATCGGTGGCGTGCCAATAGGCCCAGCGGACGCGTCTGGCGGGGCAGGAGTGGGGGGAACGGGTTCGGCCGGTGCACCACCAGCTCCCAGCGCGTTCATCGCGTCAGCGAGGCCCGCAATGCCCTTTGTGTCGGGTTTGCCCTTAGCGGCGATCCGCCGTTTGCCGCCTCTCATGGCTTCCTCGCGCTGGCCGGCTTGCCGGTGTCGTACATGTATTTGGCCGCCGAGCTGTCGCAGGCCAGACCGCCCTCGCCTTCCAGGCTGCGGTCATTGGGCCGGGGCCGGCCATCCATCTTTTGGCCCATCGATTGGCCGCCGGCCTGGCGCGAGCTGCGCCACCCGAGCATGCCCTCCTTGTAGCCGTCGCCTGATGTTGGCCGATTGTTGGACGAACTGTTGCCGGCAGAGCCGCCGCCGACATTGCCGCGCGACCGGGTTGCCCGGTGCGGGAAGAGACCGCTCGATTTCATGGGGATGCCTCTGCAAAGCTGGGCCCATGGGCCGGATCGAGGCGCTGGCGGCACTGGCCGCATATCACAACGCTACGCTCGGCTGCATCAGGTGGCAACCGGCAACGTTGGCAACTCTTCCAGTACCGGCCGTGCGGACATGTCAGGTTGCGTTGGTCGCGGAAGCCCTCGATGCGCGGCTCGGGCAGCCTGAGCTGGTTGAGCCTGGTCGTGATCATGGCCGCTTCCCCGCCAGTGCCTCACTGACGCGGCCCTGGTTGACGCCGAGCGCCTGTCCGATAGCGCAGTAATCCAGCCCAGGATTGGCGCTGGCATAAGCCTGGATGACTGATCGTCCTGGCGACCGGCGGCGGGGGGCCGTGCGATGCACTGGCTTCCGATTGTGCAGCTCGACCACGAGCTGGCGGATGCGGTGAGCGACCAGGGCGTGCCCCTGCTCATCGAGGAACTGGGCGATCTCCAGCAGCTCGCTGCGGACCTCTGGCTTGGTCATGGCCGCAGCGCCTCGTAGGTGCGGTCATGGCGCAGGTCGTAGCTCTGCTCGTCGCCAAAGAGACCGTCCCGCCGACCGCGCACCCAACCGTTGCGGATCAGCAGCTCGGCGGTGTTGATCGGCACGGTCGTGCCGTCCTGCAGCGAGTAGCGCGGCTGGGTGTCGCCGACGACATAGGTCTTCATCAGCGGCGAGCGCGCGATCCGCTTGAGCCAATCGGCCTGGGCATGGGTCGGCTTGTGCGTCTTCATGGGATCACCTCAGCTCGTAGTGATCTGCCAACGTGTCCAAACCAAGCTTGACGATGCCGGCGATCTCCTGGCGGTTCTTGCCCATCAAGCGGGCCAGCTCGCTGATGCTGACATCGCCGCCGCCCGGCTGCCCGACGCAGATCGGCAGCGTGTAGCGCCAGAGCGGCCCCAGGGCATTGACCGCACCCTGGTAGCGGCCGACAGCGGCGAGGCGAGCCTCGGCATAGAACCAGCCCGAGAAGCCACCCGAGCCGGCCTGATCGCGCGCCCCCTGGACACCCAATTCAAAATCGATGCGCAGGTGCTCGCCGCCATCGTACTGGCGGGTATCAATCGCCCCGTCGCGCAGCAGCCGCTCCAGGGTCGTCAGGCTGCGGTACATGCGCAGACCGGCCCTGGCTGGCTCGGCCTCGGTGCCGATGGCCGGCGCGCTGATGTACGCGCTGCGGCGGTGCCGCTCGGGTGTTGGCGCGTTGAGGTCAGCGCTCATCGTCGTAGCCCTGGATCGCGGCGTTGTCGGGATCGACCGGGTCGCCGATGATGTCGGCCTCGGCGCGCGCCAGATCGGCGGCGTGGATGGTCAGCTTGGCCTTGGGCGGCGGTGCCGGCGGGTGCCAGCGATGCAGCGCGGTCAGCGCCCAGTCGATCCGCTGGCGCTCGACCGTGAGCGCGCGGTGCGCTTCGCTCATCGTGCCGCCGGCCGCCATGTAGGTCGGGAAATTCGCGTAGCCTTCACGGCGCGCCCAGGCATCGAGCGCGCGGTCGTCGTTGTGCTCCTCAGGCGTTGGCATGGGCGTCACTCCGCTGCTGGTGGGACGGCGCGCTTGAAGGTGCCGACCCGGTTGGGGGAGGAGTTCTGGGCGTAGCACCACGCGAGGAACGCGGTGATCTTCTCGCGACCGGCCTCGACCGCGTCGAGATAGGCATCCCAACTCGGGTAGCCTCGGTGCTTGATCCACGCCGCTCGCTGCGCTTGGACGACCGGGTCGGCGCGGGGGTCTTCGCGAGGCTTGCCCCGCCTCTTGTCCCGCGCCCGCCTGTTCGCCTCGTCCATCGCCCGCTTTCTGGCGGCATGGCGCAGGGTCGCCTCATAGACCATCGGCTCATCAAACCATTCGCCCCTGAGGTCGCCCTCCCAGGTGTGAATATCGTCCTGCACGCCAAGCCAAACTCGACGCCATGCATAGACATCCGCGTGATACGCCCACTTTTCATCAGCGGTGAGCTGGCTATAGGGTTTCTTTCTTCCGCCCGGCCGGGGTGGATCACTTGGTGGGGGAAGCCGAGTGATTGCCATTACTATCCTCCCTGGAGCATGTGTTGTCGCGCTCTCAGACGAGATGCCTCCTTCTCTTCCGGTGATACTTCTGCGCCATTTGCCTGGGCGAGTAGGTCGGCTGGCTGGTCTTCCCAGCGGCGCTGATGCAGCCAAGTCGCTGGATTGCACCAGTTGTGCTCTAGGGGTTTGGCCGTGATGTAGCGGCGCACGCCCTCGATCAGCTCGGCCAGCGAGGCTGAACGGCGGGCGATGGCGAATTTCTGCTCGGCCGCGCCCTTGCCGACCTTGTGCGGATAGGCGAGCCACCATTCGGCGAACTCGGCCTTCAACGCCGCGCCATTCCCCCTGGGGGGTGTAGGGGGGTTCTTTTCTTCTGATCTTTCTATTGACGGTTCTTTATGTGACGCGGTGATCACATCCCTTGTGACGCTGGCGTCACATCCTTTGTGATCCTCCGTCACATGGATGTGATCCTCCGTCACATAGGGTTGTGAGGTTTGATCACATGGTAGGGAGTAGAGGTTCGACATCTTCCCGCCATGCTCAGCGGTGCGCTGCCGCAGGCGGATCAACCCGGCCGCCTCAAGGGCCTTGAGGGTTCGGTTGATGGTCTCCCGCGACGCGCCGCAGGCCTCGGCGATGCGGCGTTGCGAGGGCCAGCACTCATTCTCCTCGGACGCATGATGCGCCAGCTTGATCAGCACCAGCTTGGCGAGCGGTGATGGGCACACTTGGTCGAGCGCCCAGGCGACGGCACGTATGCTCATGCCGCCCTCCGACGCCCGAGCTGCCGGTGGGCATGCGCCAGGGCGCGCACGACGGTCTCGGCGTCGAGCTGGTGCGGCCTTGGGTTGATGATGTCGACCGCCTCCAGCATCTGGCGATGGGTGAGGCCCAGCTCGCGCCAGTAGACGTATTGCTCGATAGCCAGCACGTAGCTGTCGGGCGGATCGGCCATCTCACGCCGCCCGGCCGACGCGTTGTTCGGCGTCTCGCCAATCGGCTGGCAGCCGGCCCCAGGCCTTGAGCAGCTCGCGCGCCTGCGGCCAGGACTGGACGACGGCATAGCGTACGCCCAGTTCGGCGCAGCGCTGGCGGAAGGCCTTCTGCGCGTCACTGAGCTGACCGGCGCGCGTCTTGTCGAAGAGCCGCTTGCTCTCGGCGCGCTTTAGCTCGATGCAACCGCAGCCGCCGTCCCACAGGACGAGCAGATCAGGCGCGCCGGGGAGAAGCTGTCCATCGAGCTTAAGCTGATGGACGACGCGCGCCGCCAGGGTCCGCTCGGCGGGCGTGCGGGCAGGGATAAAGATGCCATTCGGGCTGGGCACGACGATGGCGTCGAGCGGCGCGAACTGTAATCGGGTTGTAATCTCCCGTTGGAGAATGCGCTCGGCCTGACGCACGCCCGTGCCCCTCCCCTGGAGTTGTCATACCTGCTTTGCTTTATCGTTATGCGATAGTGTGCAACTTGAATGGTTTGTGGGTGTTACCAACATATCCTTGCGCGAGGAGCCAGTTATGCGGTAACGCGGTCGTGAATTTTGGTCTTTTTTGGCGCAGGCCACAGGTCGGGCCGGATCTCGTGCAGAGGGATATCAAGGGCTTCCGCAATGACCCGCGCATGATGCGGCGGGATCAGCGCGCGCCGGGTCCGCTTAAACCCGCACACGGTAGACCAGTGGACGCCGAGCAATTCGGCGAGCTTGCCGATGCCGCCGGCCCGGTCGGCGATCTCATCAATTGTCAACATGTCACATATCGTTGGTTCGACCCACACCAACGTCAAGCCAAAACTTGGGTCAACTAGAGGAGGAGCGCACAAACCGTGCACGCCGGAAATGAGGACCGCAAATACGCCATCACCGACAAAGAGCTAAGTGAGTACGCCAAACCGGAGCACCTTTCTGATGACGATATGCCGCTGGATCTCGCGCTAAACGATGATCCCAACCTGCGGTTGCGGATCGGTCGCTATCTAGGCGGTGTGCGGAAACTGAAAAAAATCAGCCAGGAACAGGCGGCCAAAGACCTGAGTATGAGCCGGCCGCACCTCAGCAATATCGAGCAGGGCCGCAGCCGCACGGGCTGGAAGGGTCTGCGGCATATGGCGCGCTACTACGGCTATGGCGTCCGCGCGCTGATCGAGGAGGTCGCGGCGATGGTGCCGGCGGGTCAGCCAATACTGACCCGAGAGCCACCAGGCGCAGCCGCAGCCCCCGAGGCTGAACTCGCGCAAACGATAAGGGATGTTATGCCCAAAACGCCGACAGCGGATGACGCCTTTCTGATGGGGCTAATGCTCCTGCTTGACGCCGAGGATCGCGCCGTGATCAAGCGGCAAATCCTCGAACTTGTTCAGGCCCGTATAAGGCGCGCTGCCAGCACGTAAGAAAAATGTTGCTGACAGGGCTTGACGCCGCCCCTGTGGGTAGCGGCATCATGACGCATGCCCAACACCGGGGAGGGCGGCATGCATCGGCCAGGTCTTGCAAATCTCATACTCAACCTGCGGGCGACAAAACGCCCGGTCGCTAATGGCGTTTTTAGTCTTGAGGTCTGGTCTCTCGCCCTGCTGCTCTGGGTGATCATCGCCCTGGTGTGGAACGCACTATGACGGGCGAGTTGATCAAACCTTCCGCTACCGTACCAACGGCGCGCAACGCTGATACAACGTTGCTTGACATCATCGCCAGGGCGGCAGCGGACCCCAACACCGATGTCGATAAGCTGGAGCGCCTCACCGCGCTCTACGAGCGGCATATGGAACGCGAGGCGCGCGCGGCCTTTAACGCCGCCCTGGCCGAAATGCAGCCGCTCCTGCCCGAGATCGCCGAGCACGGCGAGATTACCGACCGGCAGGGCGAAGTGCAGAGCACCTATGCCTTGTGGGAGGACATCCAGGCCGCGATCAAACCGATTTTGGCGCGGTTTGGCTTCTCGCTCAATTTTAAGGTCGCGCACCAGGGCGACCGCCTGTCGGTCACCGGCATGCTCAACCACCGGCTGGGGCATGTCGAGGAGACGACGCTGCCGCTGCCGCTCGATACCAGCGGCAACAAGAACACCGTGCAGAGCTACGGCAGCTCGACCAGCTATGGTATGCGCTACACCGCCAGGGCGCTCTTAAACCTGACCTCGCGGGGCGAGGATGACGACGGCCAGGCCGCCGGCACCAAGCTGATCAGCGAGGGCGAGATGGAGGCGCTCGGGCTGCTCATGGAGCGCGCCAAGGTCGATCCCGTCCGGTTCTGCACATTTCTCAAGGTGCCGAGCCTCGACCAGCTCCCGGCGCGGCGCTACCGCTTTGCTGAGCGCGCGCTGCAGGATGCGCTGCAAAAGCGGAGCCCGAAGGCGACGCCGCGCCCTCCTGCCGGGCCTGCCGGGAGCGGCGGGGGTGCTACATCCACGACCGGCGGCCCGGCGGCTGGCCACTCCTCTACTGGTAGGCCCGGCGAGCTGAGCGACCTCGACCATCAGGACGAGGTGCCATGATCGAGGTGCTCGACATCGAGCAACGCTCGCCCCAATGGTACGAGGCCCGGCGCGGCATCCCGACCGCCAGCGAGTTCGCCAGCATCCTGGCGAAGGGCCAGGGCAAGATGCGCCGGCTCTACCTGACGCGGCTGGCGGCCGAGCGACTGACCGGCGAGGTGCAGGAGCGCTACAGCAATCACCATATGCGGCGCGGCCGGGAGCAGGAGGAGGACGCGCTCGCCTACTACGCGTGGCTCAACGAGGTCGAGCTGACCCGCGTGGGTTTCGTCCGCATGCAGATCGCGGGCGGCTGGGTCGGCTGCAGCCCCGACGCCCTCGTCGGTCCCGAGGGCATGGCCGAGGTCAAGTGCCGGCTGGCGTCGGGGATGGTCGATGCGATGCTGACCGATGGGCTGCCGGGCGAATACCGCCCCCAGGTGCAGGGCGGCCTGTGGATCACCGGCCGGCGCTGGTGCGACTGCGTGATGTACTGCCCCGAGCTGCCGCTGCTGACGATCCGGGTAGAACGGGACGAGAGCTACATCGACGCCCTCGCCGCCGAGGTCAGCAAATTCAACGTCGAGCTCGACGCCGCGGTCGCCCGGTTTGGCGATCCGCGCGCGATCCTGCGCGAGCAACTCGAAAGGAGCTTGGCATGAAGGTCGAGACTCTGGTGCGCGCGCTCGCCGCTGTCCGCGAGAAGATCGAACACGCGACTGAGCAGGAGGCGGACTGGCGGGCCGAGCGCGACCGGCGGCGTCGCCAGGAGTCCGCCTTCCTGCGCGGGATCGTGCGGGCCGAGGGATCGCAGCGTAAGGCCGCCGAGATCGTCGGCATCAGTCAGGCGACTATCTCACGCACGCTCGACCCGGAGGGGCACTTGAAGCGCAGAAGTGATCAGGCTGAGCGTGATGCCGTTTATCGCCAAACGGCATCAGCAGACCGTGATGCAAGATTTCGGCTTCTTGCATCACCCGAGCCACCCCAGACCGAGCCTGATGACGACAATGTGGTCCAGCTCGTCCCGGCCAAGCCAGAGACCCTGCGCGACCTCGTCACCCCCAACAAGAATTACTGGGCCGACCGGCGCGTGCGCGATGTCTACCTCGCGGTGCTGCGGTGCGAGCGCTTCAGCCCTGACGGAGCTGCCTTTCTGTACACCAAGGGGTTCAAGCAGCTTGCTCACGATTTCTCAGGGAGGATGTTCGATGGCGATCAAGACCAAGTCGAGCCGCCCACGGCTGGGCATGAACAAGGAATTGCGGCTGGAAATGATTGACGAGGACATCGCCTCGGCGGTCTGCAACTCGCGCCAGCATTGCGCCATCGCGCAGACGATTTACCGACAGCTACACCAGCCAATTGGCCGGGTGCGGGTGATGGAGCACGTCGTGTCAATCGCCGGGCCTGACGGCTTCCGGTATCACTACCGCATCCCGTCGCAGGCCGCCCAATTGGTGCGCGATTTTGACAATCGCAAGCCTGTAAAGCCGATTGTCTTTGTCTTGCGCTACTCGGATCGTCGCCGCATCCAAGCGGTCGACGAGGTGACAAAGCATCGCGTGAATGAGGCGCGGCGCATCCGCACCGCCGCTCTCGCTGCGGTTGGCGAGAAGCCAAAGACCTACGAGCGCGGTCGCTACGGCATATGACCGACCCGCTCTGGTATCGCTGGAATGGCGCGGTCATGGTGCCGATGCGCCCCGAGCTGGCCGAGCGCCAGTTCCGGCCCGATGGCCACTACCTGCTGGAGGCGCATCACGAGCGATCCTACGCCCGGCACAAGATGTATTTCGCGTCCCTGGCCGAGGCCTGGGCGAGCCTGCACTCAGACGAGTGGCCCACGGTCGAGCATTTGAGGAAACGCGCCCTGATCCGCACCGGCTGGTACGACGAGCGCGCCATCGCCTGCGACAGCGTCGAGATGGCCGAGCGCGTCGCGGCGTTTATCCGGCCGCTCGATGAGTTTTCGGTCGTGATGGTCGATGGGCTGGTCGTGCGCCAGCTCAGCGCGCAGAGCCAGAGCTACAAGGCGATGGGGCGCGACCGCTTCAACGCGTCGATGGACGCCGTGCTCGATTACGTCGCCGGGCTGCTCGGCGTGCCCAAAGAGGTTCTTGAAGCCCAGGGAGAGATGGCATGAAGAAGATCACCATTGAGCCGACCGACCGCGCCAGCCGCTCGCCGCTTGGGTCAGGCCGGGTCTGGAAGGGCACAACCGACCGGGGCACGCCAATCAAGGTGCTGATCTGCGGTCTGCTGCCGAGCAGCGACGACCCGGCCCTGGTGGCACAGTTTGACCGCGAGCACGACGCGCTCCCTGCGCTGCCCGAGGTCTGCCCCGACTGTGGTGAGCCGCACATCGAGCACAAGTTGGTCGGCGAACTCGTGATCGATATGTACATGGTCATCGCCCGCTGGATGATCGCCTTCGCCGCTGCGGGCGGCACCGACATGGCGGCCCCCGCCGGCCTCACCGAGACGCAGATGGCCGACAATCTGCGGGCCGAGCTGGCGACCAGGGACAGGGCATATCACGACGCCCTGGTCGCGGCGGCGCATGCGGCGAGCCGGTACGTCATCGACAAGATCATGGCGGCCCAGGGTATCAAGCAGCTCGACGGCATGATCGGCGAGGTGGCGGGTCATGCCTGACGATCTGCCCGGCTACGACGCCTGGAAGACGCGGCTGCCGCCCGAGCCATACAGCGATGATCCCGACTGCACCTGCACAACCGAGCGGCGCGACCGCTGGTGCCCGGTCCACGGCAAAGATCCCGACCAGGCCTACGAGGAACGGCGGGAGCGACAATGGGACCGACAATGGGACCGCGAGCAATGGTCCGATTGTTGAGGGGCTGGACGATAGGCCCGGCGAGGCCCTGTAAGCACGCCGGCCTGCCGCTGCCGGGCCATCGCGACATGGGCGAGGTGCTGGCGGCCGAGCAGCGCATTGCCATCCAACGTGGCGCGACAGCGTTTGTGCGCGCTCGCAAATATGAGGAGAAACGTAATGGCGAGCCGTCCCCTAAACTTTAGGCAGCGCGACATTACGGCCGCTGTCAAAGCTGTTGAGCGTGCAGGGAAAAATGTCGCAGCGGTCGAGGTTGACGGCGAGGGAACAATTCATATTTATGTTGGTGGCGGCAACAAAGCCGTACAAAGCAAGAGCCGTATCGCTCTGGAGAAGATGATCGATGACGAAGAAGCTTGCCTACGTTCAAAGCTTCACCGCTGAGAACGGCACCCAGTACAACTACCTGCGCTTCCAGCAGCAGCCGCGCGTCGAGCTGCCCAAGGGGCCAGCCAGCGGGGCTAACTTTATGGCCGTCTACAAGCTGGCGCTGAAGGCGGCGCAGGCGAAAGCCGAGCCAAAGAAGGAGCGTCCCGCCCGCGCAAAAAAAAATGTGCCGTCCACCGGGGCCACAATTCGTGACCGGGTGAACGGCTATCTCAATAGTGCCGCGTTCAAGAAGCTGGCCCCGAGCACACAGTACGGACGCCGCCGACTACTGGTCGGTTCACTCGACAGCAAGAAGCCGTCTTGGGTTGATCAGTACGGCGATGCGATCTGGGACGAGCTGACGCCCAAAGACTTCAAGCGCATGCTCCATGCCCGCGCGGAGAAAGCTGGCGAGGCACGCAACTGGCTCAACGCCATTCGGGCAATGGTCAAAGACCTACTCGGCGCAGGCGAGATCGAGCTGGACCCGACCTGGGGCATCCGCCCGCCCAAGAGCGACAACCCGGACGGCTTCAAGACCTGGGAGCCAGAGTATCTGCAGATATACCGGGAATATTGGCCGAGCGGTACGCCGCAGCGGCTGGCCCTGGAGGTGCTCTATTGCACGGGCGGCGCGATCAGCGACGCGGTCAAGCTGAGCCGCGACAATTTTGGCGAGGACGGCAGCATCCAGTTCGACCGGCAGAAGACCGGCGTCCCATCATGTGCCTGGGTTACGTCTGAGCTGGAGGCCGAGATGATCGCTTGCAAACTGATTATCGGCGAGGTCGTCCGGCTAGAAGACGGCGTGACCATCGACCCAGCCGGGATGGTTGCGGGGCCGCTGCTGCGCACCGGCAAAGGCAAGCGCCTGACATCTACCTATCTCGGGAACCGCGTCCGCGTATGGGCACAGCAGGCAGGCGTCCCGGCTGGGTACAGCGCGCACGGTATCCGCAAGCGGGCGGTGACGGACGACGCCGAGGATCGGCAGAACCCGGCGACAAACAACGAGCTGAAGGCCAAATACGGCTGGCGCACCAACGACCAGCCCGACCGCTACACCAGGGCCGCTGACAGCAAACGTATTTCCATGGCACGAGCAGCGCGGCTCAGAAAGGGAACAAAGAAATAAACCCGATCTGTCAAACGCCTAAAACCTAAGTCTAACCCCTTGACGGCCCTCACTCTAGACAGTCCAAGCCCGACTGGTAAAAGTGAGGCATGTCAGGGGGTTAGCCATTTTAATTTGACTAAACGGCGCATAGCGGCCCCAAAGGGGCACTTGCCGCCATCATTTGGTGACGCGGAAGTCCTTGACGAACTCGGCCCAGGACAGCGGGTTCACGTCGGTGTTCATGTAGCCGGCGTAACCGGAATTGGGGTCGCCCGAGTTCCAGTAGCCGAGCATCACCGGCAGACCGTTCGCCAGATAGCTCGCTGCCGCGTCGTGCATGTTTTTGACGTAAAGCGGGTTGTCGCCCATGTTGCCCTGCGCCCACTCGGGCACGGCCCATCCCTTGCGGCGCGAGAGGGCCAGGGCTTGGCTTGCGGTGATGCCGGGCACTTGGTCTTGCTGCCAGCGCGCTGATGCCGGCTGCGTCTGGCTACGCAGGCCGTCATAGGTGTCAATCGCTACGAAATCCACATCGTCGTCGCCGGGGTAGCACGCCTGCCAGCCGCCAGGTGCGCCGTTGCCATCGGTCATGATCGTGCCGTCTGCGGCGTTGAAGGCGAACTTGGCCTGCGGCATCACTGAGCGGATGACCGAAGCTATGCGGCGGAAAGCGTTGATGAAGTCAAAGCAATAGGTGGCTCCGTTCTGGAAGCCGCTCTGCCACCCCCATTCGTACCAGCCGCCCTCAAATTCCCAGATCGGCCGCCAGACCGTCTGGCTGTAGCCGTACCCCATCAACTGTTGGGCGACGGCGCGGTAATGCGTATCAAAGGCCCCGGTGGCGACCTGGGGCAGCGTGAGGCCGGCGTGCTGCGGGAACGGGGGGAGGTTGAGCCATAGCGCATCCGGCCCGCGCCCCGAGGTGTATTGCCACTGGACGATGGTCCACGCTGAACCCTCGTAATTGTCCCACAACCCCCTGTTCGGATCGGGGTCCATCGCGATCCCCGACCCGGTCGAGACGATGCTGCCGGCAGGGTAGCCGATGCTCTGTTCCCAGTAGGCGTAGTCTGCGGGCAGGGTCCAGACTTGCACTGGCTGGCCGTCTGGGCCGGGCACCCATTGCGGGTGCGCGATGCTCTCGTTCCACGGCGACGTGACCCCGATGTCGATCAGCTCTCCCGTGCTGGGAGGCGGTGGCGGTGGCGGTGGCGGTGGTGGGGGCGGTGGCGGGGGCGGTGGCGGCGACGCCAGCGGCGCGCTGCACGACACCATTGTCCTGCCGTGACGGCATGTCCAGCTCCACGGCCCCGCCCCGCTCACCGCCGATGCCTGGCCGACCGCGCACAGGTTCTGGCTCGGCGCGGTTTGCACCCCGACGCCATCGGCGCTGCCGCATATGGGAACAGGCTGGGCGTGAGCACTCGCCGCGATCAGGGAGAGCGCGAGCGCGTAGAGTATTCGCATAAGCCCCCTCAGTGCGGCGGCTGGGCGTGAAGCGCGATGTCCAGGCAACGATCCACCAGGGTGCCGACCAGTTTGGTCCGCTGGTCGAGCTGGTCATCGAGGAACCAGAGCACGGCCCCGATAAAGATCGCGTTGACCAGGCAGAGCATCAGAAAGGCCGGCGGCAGCGCGGTCACCAGGCGCGCGCCCAGGTCGGCCAGTGCGCCGACCGTATTTACAGGTGCCGCTTGCGGGTTGGGGTCATTGGACATACGTTGCTCCTCCCCTCAGCGCTCATCGTCTCAGCTCACCGCCCCGCATCTCGCCGCCCCGCTCCGCTGCTCCGCTCAACGCAACGCTTCGTCTTGCCCACCTTGGGTAACGGTCATATATGTTGCCCCTACCAACGCGAGGGTCGGGTGACCACCTATACCGATGACGATGAGCGTCGCCTAAAGGTCGAGCTGATGATCGCCGATATCGACAACAAGCGCGCCGACACTGAGTACAAGCACGGCCTGTTGCGCTGGGAGCCGTGGAGGCTTGTCATCACGGCGGTTGCTGCCGGTGGGGTGATCGGCGGCGCTCTCGTCGGCGGGTTAAGCTATCTCGGACGGCAGCCGACACCCATCGTCATCCAGTTACCGCCAGCCAAATGACCGCCATCGAGACGCGCCTCGCGGTGCTGACATGGATGGTCGGCGCGCAGATCGCCCTTACCGTTCCTGTGGTCTGGCTGCTGCTGCGCGTCGCCGGCAAGCTTGGTGCGGTATGACCACCCGTGAGCGGCTGCGGCAGGAGATACGGATGGAGCAGCGCAAATTTGTCGTGCAGGCGCTGATCGCCGCCGCCGCGCTGCTGGCCGCCGGCATCGCCATCGGCATGTCTAGCGGGTGGTGGTGGTGATGGCCGACATCAGCGAAGACGACCTGCTCAGGCGCGAGCTGCTGCGGCTCGATGTGCTGCTGCGCAAGAAGCAGGCTTGGTGGGAGCACCCGCGTAATTTTGCCGTTGTCCTCGGCGTCATCGCCGCTATCGCCGGGATCTTTGGCTACAAGATTGGCTCAGCACCGCAGCAGATCGTGGTTCACCTCGACCAGCCGCTCAGTGTGAAATGAGCGGTTTGTGATCTTTCATGTTTGAGTGCGACGCACGTAGACCGATCGGCTGATCACAATCGGATCGGGCGATGGCCGCTTGTAGGGCACCTCGGCACGCCCCGTCTCGGCCAGCATGTCGAGCTGTTGTCGGTCGAGCGCCTGCTCCACTGGCTCATCGGGATATCGTTCCCGCGCGGGCCGCTGCGACCGATACTGTTCAAACCGCGCCTCTTCCGCAGGCGAGGCGTAAACCTTAGCCGCCTCGTACATCTGCATGTGCCCGCACGGCTTGCAGCGATCCCAATACGCGAAATGATAGGGCTGTCCCGGTTTGGGCTTCCAGGCGGGCGGATGCTGATAGCGCTGCATCGGCCGATGGCATTTCGGGCACGGCGCGGCCCCTTCAACAGGCTCACGCTGGCTTGAGCGAAGTCGCTCGCGCTTTTTTTTGCTCATCGATGTATTCGATTTGTGGGTTGCGCCAACCTAGATTTTGCCTCGCGCGCGCAACCATTCAAGGTCTGAGGCAGTAAGAAAGAGGCTAGAGATACCAAGAAACCTCTTCCTTCCCTACATAACCCAGTTTCCGGTGGAAGGTTCGTATGTGGTCAAGGAGGCCAGCCCCGCGTCGAGCGAGGGCCGGTCCTCACCTGACCACTACGAGATCCGTTTCCGTATGGAGCCGGTTCTGTAGAGGAGGTCCGCAAGACCACGGGCGGCTTGCAGTAGCAGCGACTTGCGAGATGATCCCGCATCCCGGCGACCGGCCTTCTGCCTGGGAGTGGCCTTGCCCGTTTGGTCGCGCCCCACAGTACGGGCCTTCCGCTGTGCGCTGTCGTCGTGACCGACCACACAGCGCGCCTATAATAGCGGCGCGACATGAGGACGCAACTTCTTGTTATCGCTCTTGCAATGTTGCCCCTACCCACATACATAGATCGCGCCAAATTTTGCGCGCGCGGTGAGTGATGATGGGCGTTTGGTTGCTCGTAGCGATCCTGTTGGCGTGCGGCGCTTGCGGTTGCTCTTGCGGACGGCGGCAGGAGAGCGATCCGCCTTGGTTTGGTCTGCTCCTCATAGCCCTGCTGATAGGCGTCTTTACCGGGATCGGCTTTTATTGTCTCCTCGGGCTGGCTGTGCTCTTGCCGGTGTGGGTCATCGCGCGAGTGGTAACCGCTATCGACAATCCTCAGCGTCGCGCTCGACGCCAGCAGGCGATATGGCGGGAGCAGAACCACGCGGCCCAGCAAGCTGGCCGAGTTGGTTGGTACAAGTAGGACACCTAATACTGCGGCCGGTTCAACAGGCCGGGCGGCGCTGCGCCAGCGAGGAGCGGCGAGGCTTGCCTGATCCCCGTGGCGATGTTCTCCTGCCAGGGGTAGCGGGTCGCCATCATATGCGCCATCAGCCGCTGCATGGCCGGGTTGTACATCGCAGCCGTCGCGCCCGTGCCGGCGAGACCAGCAGCGATATATCTCGGGTCCACACCCTCGTGGCCGGCAACGCCCGCACCAACGAGGCCAGCGGCGATTGGGATCATGCTGCGGAACGGCGTCCCACTGTCGGGCACGGTTGGCCCCAGGACCGCGCGCGATGCGTCTGAGATATCCTGACCAAGGGCGGTGCCGCCAGCCACCCGGCTCTTGGGCATATAGGCCCTGACCGCAGCGTCAAAGCCCAACGGCTGGATTGTCCCAGGGTCCGCGTTTGGCCTGCCTGCCGCAGCCTCAAACCGCTTCAATCTGGCCCAGGTGGCATTGGCGGCCTGGATCTGGGGAGCCTGTGCCGGGCTGACGCGCTCCAGCCAATCACGCAAGACCGTCTGCGTCTCTCGCAAATGGTCGCCGAGGCCGCGTTCGTCCGAGGTGCTGTTGCCACTGAAGATGCTGTTCGCCGCCTTCCCCAGGTCGCTCTCTGCATCCTTGAAGCCCTGTCCGGTCATCACGCCGGTTGTCGGATCAATGTGGGGCGTGACGTACTGGTCGAGCATGGCGTTAAACTGATCGCCCCGGCCGGGAGCCAGCGTTGCGGCCCTGGCCCTGAGGTCGGCAAGGTCGTTTATTGCCGTCTGGTCGAGCGCGCCACCGGCTGCGGGTACGGCGTTGTTGTAGGCGTCGCTGGCCTTGCGCTGGACCTCGCGCACCATCTCGCGCCCCGGCTCGCGCGCCTCGACCATTCCGCCAATCGGATCGAGCACCCAATTACCGAGACCGACGTTGAGCTGATTAACTGACCTCGACCGGGCCGCCTTGATCAGGTCGCCAGCGATAGGGATGCTGCCGAGGCCCTGCTCAACCCGGTTCATCGCGTTGTTCCACCAGCCACCCGACCCGCCCATCAGTTGGCCCGGCGTGGGCCGCACGCCGAGATCCATCATAATCTGATCGTAGCCTGGATTACCGGGAGCCGGCGGTCGCGCCATCCTCGGGTAGGCAATCCTGGCGGCGGTGCCGGTGGGCAACGGTGCTGCGGAACCGAGCAGGCCGCCCTGGACGGCTTCCTTTCCAATGTCAGACGCCGAGGCGCTGGGATCGCCTGTGATTACTGACGAGATCGCGCCGCCTGCGGCGTTGGAGGCGAGGCGCGGCAGGAACCCAGCCGTCGAGTACGGCATCGCATAGGCAGCCGCCATGGGCAAAACCATCTCGCCGAGGTCACGCTGCGGACTGCTGGCGGGCGGGCTGCCGCCATAGAAATCCTTGTAAGCCTGCGCGCGCTTCCCGATCTCGGCAATGTCGCCCTGCGCCCACTGCTGGACGCCGCTGCCCTCAGGCGCGGCGGCAGCCACGCCACGGTCGAGCAGGGTCGCCGCGACATCGAGCGGCCGGCCCAACCCATAGGTAAAATCTCTGACCGGGTTGCCCGGCGGGCCTGGGATCGGTTGCCCGGTGTTGGGGTCGACGGGGGTATTTGTGAAGCCCGGAGGCAGCGTGACCGTTCCTGGGATCGGCGGCGCTGTCGTGAAGCCCTCAGGCAACTCAACGTCGTTGGCAGCCATCGCCTACCTCGCTGCTGGCTTGTAGGGTTCCATGGTATTCTTGTTTCTCAGCACCCCGTTGTCATTGACGTACGGCTGACCGTCCGGCCCATAGACGACCTTGCCGGCGGGCACGGTCTCGACCGCGCCCTTCACCGGCCCCAGCTCCTGCTTGACGCGTGCCACCTCGTCGGCCGGCTTGTTCATGTCGCCCCAGACCGTCTTAAAGCTGTCGGGGTTGCGCCAGCCGAGCTGCTGCGCGGTGTTCCAGTCGCGCGCGAGGTACTGGGTCTGCCGCGCCTGGGCGATGTCCTCGCCCAACATCTGCATGTTAGCGGCCGGCGCGAGGTCGGGGTTGGCCCGGTTCGCGCTGATGGTCTTGAACTCAAACTGGGTCGGGCGGGGCATGCTCTCGCGCAGCGCCGGCAGCGAGGAGAGGATGTTCTCGTGCATCGCGAGCTGGATGTCGGAGATCTTGTTGCTAGAGATGATCTTGGGATCGATGCCGATGGCGTTGAGTAGCTTCTGAAACTCCAGCTTCTGCGTCGTGTACGCGCCGCTCTCCATCATCTGATAGGCGCGGTACATCGTTTCGAGGCGCAGCTCGGCGGTACGCGCCGGCTCGATGCTCTCGGTCCACGCCCTGGTCAGTTCCGGCCCATCGGTGATCAGCTTCTTCAGCTCCTCCGCGCTCTGCGGCATGAACTGGCTCGTCGCGTCGGGCAGCTTGGTGCCGCGCGGCGTGATCAGCGTGCCCTGTGGCGTCGTCGGCGTGACCGGCGCGGGCATGAGACGCTCGCCGCCAATGATCGTCGGGCCGGTTAACGGTGCTGGTGCGGCGGGCGCGGGCGCGGGCGCGGGTGACGGAACAGCGCCAGGCGGGCCAGGAGTTGCCGGCGCGGGAGCGCCAGGTGGCGCGCCGAAGGGAGTACCGGGGAGACCGCCCAGGTTGGCCTGGTTGGTGCCCGTCGCGGCGCCGCGCGCTTGCTCCTGGGGGCTGAGCGCGGTGCCGTTTGGTGTCAGATCAATCGGCGGTCCTTGTGGGCCATTCGGGTTGGGCACCATTACGTAACGATGCACCCGACCATCCGCGCCCAGCGCCGTGTAGTTGCCATAGATCTGGCCGGGATGCTGCGGGTCTTGGCGGACGCTGTTCTCGCGCTGATCAAACGGCGCGTTTTGCTTATTCCAATTATCGAGCTGCGCTTTGTAGACCTCAAGCTGCCGGTCGTAATACGCCTTGAGGCGGATCTGCTGCTCCTGCTTTGCCAGGTCGGTCGGCAGCGTCGCGAGAGCGGCAACGTCGGGCGGCAGGGTCAGCCCTCCAACGGACGCCAGCCCGGCCTGCTTCTTCGCCCACTCGATCTCGGCGTTTGAGACATGCGACTGCGCTGCGGGCAGCGGCGGTGGCTCCGGTGGCAGCGGCGGTGGCGGCGGTGCCCCGGTAACCGCGCGCGGCGGGCCTGGAGGGGCCTGAGGCGGTACAGGCCCTGGTACAGCCGGCGGCGCAACAGGCCCTGGCGGGCCTATAGCGGGCGGCGCTTGCGGTCCTGCGGGTGGCGGGGTGAAGAGGCCGGGCACGCCGCCGCCCTCCTGCCCCATTTGATCAGCGCGAGCGGCTGCGGGATTTGGCGCGGGGGGCGGCGCGGGGGGCACAGCGTTATCGCCGGCAACCATCCCGCTGCCTGGCAGCCCTCCCGCTTGAGCGGTGGCTATACCCTTCGCAATCGCGGCTCCGGCGGGCGATAGCAAACCGCCGGGTGCCGGTGGCGGTGCCGCAGCAGCAACCTGCGGTCCCTGTCGTGGCCCCAGGAGACCGCTGACCGGGCCGGGGTTGCCCTCCGAGCCGGGAGGCAGCGCGCCACCAGGCAGCGCTGGTGGCGCGGCGGGCGGTACCGTGGGTGGCGCGGCTGCCGGTGGCGTCTGCCCGACCGGCAGGCCGGTCGGGATATCGCGCGGCTGGGTGCCGCCGGGCGGGACATAGGTGCCCTGACCCGAGGTGCCGGCATATGGGTTCGCGGGATCGGGCACGGCGGCGGTCTGCGGCGGCGCGCCGGCCGGCTGGCTCCACAACGCCGAGGTCGAGGCGAAGCGCTGATCGTAATTGCCGTTGTTGATCTTCCGGTTGGGCCGCTCAAAAGCGAGTTGGGCCTCGGTCAGCTCTGCCGGGTTGGTGGCGGCGTCGGCCATTTTGCCGGCCGCGCTCTCCTTGTTGTCCAGCTCGTGGAGCGCCCAGTCCACTTGCTTCTGCCAGGGCACCTGCGTGCCGACCGGCGCGTTGGCACCGAGGCCGGCGAAGGCGTACATGCCGTTCTCGCCGGTCAGCCGGGTGCTATTGTGACCAAAGAGACCGTAGCCAATCCCGCCGTCATGGCCCGTATTAGGATCGCCACCGCTCTCGGCGTTGGTCGCCGAGGCCAGCATGATGGCGCGGTTCCGGCTCGCGCCTTGCGAGAGGGCATAGTTGTAGACATCGGCGGCGGGAACAGCGCCCTGGTTGGCGAGGATCGCGGCGGGTCCGGTCTTGGGGCCGCCGGGAACGCTCGCGCCGCCCGTGCCAGTGCCCGCACCGCCGCCGCCCTGGTCGCCGGTCGGACGCTTGCCCTGGCCCTCAAGATAAGCCCGGCGCACAAGGCTCAAGGCCTCGGCATTGCCGGCGTTGGCGAGCGCCAGCGTCGTCTGCGCCGCCTTCATCCGTGCGTCGATCAGGCTGTCGCCGGCTGTCGTCGCCGCCGCGCCCGCGTGACCCAGTGTCGCGCCAAATGGGACGCCGCCCTTGTACGGCACTGGCATCCCGCCCTGCGCAAAGGCCTCGGCCGCCGCGCCCAGCGCCCGCGAGCGAAAGGCCTGCTGGACCGCCGGGTCCATCTGCCCGGTCGCCGGATCTTTGAGGAGGCTGCCGGTGTACATCGCCGAGTAATCGGTCGGCTTGAACAGGCCCAGCAGGCCGCCAAGAAAGCCGCCGCCGTCGCTCTGGTCGGCCATTAGTACCCCCGCTGGAAGCTCGCCAGCGCTTGTTTTGGATCAAGCGGCGCGCGCGAATAGAGGTTGTGATACGGGTTCGCGCTCAGCAGGCCTGGCGGCGCTGTTGGCGAGGGCGCGATGCGGCCGGGCAACGGCTGCGGTCCCTGCATCGCGCCCTGCAAATTCTTGATCGCGTCCTTGCCGGCAGGGCTGCCGAGACCTGCCGCTATCTTGCTCAGCAGACTGTCGCCGCCGCCCGGCTGCGCGTCGGGGTTGCTGAAATAGCCGAGACCGCCAACCGTCGCCGCCTGCGCGGGCGTGAGGTTGCTGTAGCCCGCCGGCTGCTGCAGCGATTGGCCGGTCGGCATCACCATGTCGGGGCGCGGAAACCAGCCTTGCTGCGTCACCATCTGTTGCTGGTCGGGTGTGAGACCCGAGTAGCCGGGCATCGAACCCCCTGAGCCGCCAAGACCGCCAGTGAGCCAGTCCCAGATACCAGTCATGGCGTGCTCCTTAGATGAGCGAGGCGAGCTGGCCGATGCCGAGTGCGCCGCTAATTATGTTGGAGGCGGTGTTCTGGTAGTACGGCTGGGTCGCGGTCTGCGTTGAGTTGCCGGTGAGCGGCTGGCCGAGCAGCCCGGCGTAATTCTGGATCGGCGCCCACGGCGCATTAAACGCCGTGCTGAGCTGCGACATCGGGTAGTTGGCGAGGTCGGGTGTCATCTGCGCTATGCCGCCCAGGTTCAGCATACCGCTGTTGGCGAGGTTGCCGCCCTGGGCGAACGCGCTGGCCCCGGTGCCATACCCGGCATTGGTCGCACCGGCACCATAATTGAGGCCCGACAGCATGCTGTTGAGAGCATTCAGGCCCATGGTGCCGGCGGTGCCGTAGTTGCTCGACGCGCCACTGAGGCCGGTGCCGCCGAGGCTGTTGAGCGCGCCCGCGCCCGCCCCGTAGAGATTGCCGGCGGTGCCGTAGCCGGTGTTGAGCGCCGACCCGCCGCCCTGGATCAGGTTGCCGGTGAGATTGACGCCGCTCTGGCCGAGCTGGCCGGCTGCCTGCGCCGCCGAGCTGCTGTTCGCCAGGCCGCTGTTGAAAATGTTGCCAAGCGAGCTGCCGGCCCCGAGGGTCGCCTGGAGGCCAGTGCTGTAGGCGTTGTTGACAATGTTGGAGGTCGCACCCTGCAGCGCCTGCCCGAGCGCGTACTGGTTCTGGCCTTGGGCGTTGGTATACGCGCCCGAGCCATAGCGCCCGCCGCCCTCAAAATTGCTCGCGGTCTGCGGCGCGGTCGCGGTCATGAACTGCTGGACCAGCGGCTGGGTCGCCGACCGGATGGTGCCGGCGAGAGCCGGGTTGGTGGCGGGGTTGATATACTGGCCGCTCGCCAGCCCCATCAGCCCCGAACTAAACGCCGGGTTGCCCGAGATTGCCATCCCGCTGTTCGCCATGAGCTGCTGCTCAGACGGGTAGCCGGCGCTCATCCCTTGCGGCGCGAGATTAAACAGTGCATTGCCGGTGGCCTGGCCCGCGCCGGCCGCCTGATTGCCGAAGCTGTTGAGCGCGCCATAAGAACCGTAGCCCGCGCCGGTCAGCCCGCCATACTGGCCGGCGAGCGAGCTTAGAGCTAATTGATACGGCGAGACCGTTCCTGGGGCCGAGTAGGCGGCATTGCTCAGCGCGCCGCCATAGTTCTGGCCGGCCCCGACAGCGCCGCCGGCAATGCCGCTGAGGCCGCCAATCTGCGGACCCGCCGGCAATTGGCTCTGCGGCAACGTCCCGGCGAGCGCTTGATTGACAAAGGAGAGACCGCCCGGCACTGCCCCCAGACCAAGACCGGCGGTATTGTTGTAGTTGCTCTGGGCGTAGTTCTGCAGGTTTTGCAGGAGCGGCCAGCCATAGGCGTTTTGCGGGTCGCCGCTCCCCGCCATGGCATTGCCCTCGGTCCACAGCCCCGTCATAAACGGCTGCTGCGCGGTGGCGATGGGGCTTTGATTGACGACCGTGCTGGTGCTCGGCGTGGATTTGGTCATGGCTAGTCCTTGATCCGCCGCACCAGGGCGACGCCAGCGATCTCAAACCCGAAATGCGCCCAGCCCTTGCGGTCCCAGCCGGCCAGGTCGACGCAATCCAGGGCAGCGGCCTGGGCATCGAGCGCGTCGAGCAGAACCCGCCACCAGCGCCGCACGCCCGAGCCGGCGATAAACGGCACCTCAAGCGTGCGGCTGCGCGGGAACTGATGGACCTCGGTCACGGCGACCGCGATGAGCCGGCCGACATCGCGCACGAGGAACATCGACATGCGGCCCAGCATCACGAGCTGCAGGACATCGATTGGCTCATAGCCCCTGATCCGGTCGGTCGCGCGCTTGAGGATTGGCTCGATGATCGGCCAGCACTGCGCGATCTCGTCGAGCGGCGGCAGCGTGACGCTGATGCCCTCAACCGAGCATCGTGATGGCAAAAGTGCAATCGGTATAAGGGACGCTGGCATGATGGATCGTCACCGCTCCCTTGGTGCATTCGACCCAGCAGCTCGGGAGCGCATCCGCAGCGTGGGCTGAGGCCGGGACCAGATTGACCGAGCTGTAAGGACCAATGCGGCTATCGCTAAAGGTCGAGGTCGTGGCGCTGGGAGCGAGCGTGACACCCATGGTCGCGCCGATAGCGCCGCGCAGCAGCGAGTTGATCGCCGAGGCAAAGCGCACATTGGTGGCGCGCGCGTTGCCCAGCTCGGCGGGGACCAGCGGAATAACCGGCGGGCGGTCGAGATCCGCCTGCGCCATCAAGCAAAGCCTTGGCTGCGGACGCCCTCGGGTCGCGCCGTGACATCGACGCCCTGGAGAAAGTTAAAGCCCGCGCCCGGCGGCAGCCTCACCTGATACCGCGTGTAGCGTCCCGTGGTGCGCTGCGGGCACTCGCCGAGGATGTTCTCGGCGACAGCGGCCCGGTAGACCACGGTCTGGCGTGTCGTCTCGCGCACACCGACCGCGATCTGGGCCGAGACCTGACCGTCATGCAGCGGGCGGCTGCTGATCACCCGGGTGCGCTTGCCGGGGAACATCTGGGTTTCGGAGGTCTCAATCGTCGGCGGCAGCGCCGGGCCGGTCGTGTAGTTCTGGGTGTGGCTGCTGTCGAACCAGCCGAGCATCGGGTTGCCCTGGGTCCACACCCGGCTGTCGAGCGAGTACTTGAGCTGCTCAAGGTTGCCGAGCGGGTCCATCTGGTCGAGGTTGTAGCCGGCGGTCGAATAGCTGGAGCTTTCGACCCACTCGACCGGCGCGGGCGTCAGGTCGAGGAGCGACCAGCGGCCCAGTTCCCAGTTAAAGACCAGCGCCCGGTTGAAGAACCCGTTGTTCTGCTGCCCGTGGTAGAACCAGAAGATCAGCTTGCGCTGCGGGTCATAGGTGCCCATGACGTTGCGCAGGTAGGTCGGGTCGAGATCGCCAAAAAAGAAGCGGTCGACCTTCTGGCCGCCAATCGAGGCTGAGCTGCTGCCGTCAAAGGCATAGAACCCGTCCGACCCGAGGTAAAAGCATGTCGAGCGGGCGACGCCGCTGCCATCGACCAGGCGGCGCGTGACGACCGAGAGTGAGGCGTCGGTCCCGGCCGCGCCCTCGGCGACCGCAAAGTCGAAGATCTTGGGACTGCCGCTGTAGCCAATCCGGTAGATCCCGCGCTCGCAAAACGCCGCGCCATCGGCCGCCGAGAGGTGCCCGCCGACGAGCTGGGTGACCTCGCCGAGGTCGGTCTGCGCCAGATCCTGATAGTCGCTCTGCAGCTCGATGGCCTCGTTGCTGCCCGGCACGGGCCAGTTGGTCGGGTCACCGATGGCCGGCCAGGCCAGGCGGAACTGGACCTCTCCGTCGCGGCTGTCGACGGTATTGCCGAGCATCAGGAAGTCGCGGATGACGGCGGCAAACCGGCCGCGCGGCGCGTCGGGCGATAGGTCGGAGAAGGCGCTATCGGTACCCGCCAGGTAGGTCTGGACTGGGTCGACGTAGTTGGTCGCGATGATCCGCTTGCCAAACGAGGTCGTTGACCAGAACCCGTCTGGCGGGTTCTCGGTGTTGTAGGGCGCGCTCGGGCCGCTGATATCGGTAAAGGTGGTCGCGCCGGTCTGCTGCAGATAGACGCGGCTCTTGGTCGCGGCGAAGTTGAAGACCACGCCAGCGGCATCGCGATACCCATATGATCCGCACACCTGGGCCGGGAGCGCTGCCGTGTACGGCACCGGCCCCGGCATCGGGCCATAGGACGACGCGGTGCGCGGGACGACATTGAGCGCGACGATGGTGCCGGGGTTGGCAAACGCGGGGCCATCCGGCAGCCACTCGCCAAAAGGAAGAAGGGGCATGCTTCTCGCCTACTGATTGGCGGCGGTCACGAGATTGCCCGGCAGCTTTCCCGTCGCCTTGTACTGCCGGATGGCGGCCTGGAGGGTCTGGTTCGTCTTCCAGGGGAAGGTGCCGTAACGCATGATGGCGGCATCGGCGACGCGGTCCTGGCTCTCGGGCGAGAAGTCCTTGATGCCGAGACCGGGCGCGAACTCGCCCCACAATTCCGGCTCAAACTGGTAGGCTCCTGCGCCGTGGCTGCCCTTGCCGGTGGCGCTGGAGCCGGGCCATTGCGGGAACCCGGCCGGGTCGAGCGGCCGGCTCATCGCGTTGGGTTGGTAATTGGGATGCCAGGCGAGGGCATCATAGCCGCCAAACTCGCCGCTCTCCGACGACTTGATCAGCTCGCGCAGATCGCCGAGCGGGATGCCGGCCTTGGTCATGGTTGATGCGGGCAGCCTAGCCGCCGGTGGCGTGACCTGACTGGCAGGCGCGGCGGCCGGGTCGGACGGCAGATCCTCGGGCGACAGCAGCGAGCGCGGCGGCGGCACCGGGCTGGGCGGCGGGCCGGCCGCCAGACCGGGCGCGATCATCGCGATGTAGTCATCCCATGACCCGGCCATTACGGGTTCCGCACGTCGGTCTGGATAACCAGGCCGGCCGGGTATTTGGCGCGCCGGTCGGCGAGCTTGATGTCCTCGATCCGCTCCTCGCGCATCCCCAGCCAGACCGGCATGCGCTGGTCGTCGCCGATGTACGGCGCGGCCATCGAGAGCGTGCCCCAGAGGTAGGTGCTCGGGTACTGGGTCAGGAGCCAGTTGGTCGGCGCGGCATCGGAGAGCGCTGTCAGGCCCGACAGGTAGTCGAGATGGATGGGGTCGGGCGCATCGCCCGTGTTGCCGGTGATCCGCAGGTTGAGACCCTCGATGGTATAGGCGACCGGGTAGCCATCGAGAAAGAGCAGGTTGGTGTCCATGTTGACCGGCGTCTGGTAGGTGAAGTGCCGGCGGCCATTGGCGGTGTCGATCCACATTGTGCGCAGCTCGCCGTAGTCGAGCGGCAGCGGGATCGTGTCGGTATTGGCGGGCGGGGTGATGACGATGTTCTTCTCGACAAAGCGGGTCCGCAGCCGGTCGCGCGCCAGCTCCTCAAAGAGCACGATCATGTCGGGGATGGCAGGGGTCAGGAGCGGGTCACCGGGCCGGGCCAGCCAGTCCGCGACGCTCGTCTGGAGTTCCGCGTAGGAGCCAAGGGGCATGGCGCTGCCTCAGATGATGAAGTGCCGGCCGTAGCGGAGATGCGACCACTCGCTGCTGTTGAGCAGCCGGCGCACCGCGCCCTTGTGGTTCTTGTCCCAGGCGCGGATGCCGTACTGCTGCAGCCACAGGAGCTGGACATCGGGTGGGATGCGCGCGGCCAGGCGCATCGACTTATCCTTGTTCCAGCCGTCCTCGCCCTGTGAGCGCTTGTTGGCCTCGATGACCGGGGCGACATCCCACGACCGCCGGATGATGCAGCGGTCCTCGCTCTCGTCGTAGCGATAGTGCTCGACCGCGCCCGTCGAGGGGTCGCGGCTGAGGAACCGCCAGCTATTCTCGGGCATCATGCCCGTTGGAGAGCGGCTGGGGCATGGCGGCCGGCGGCTGTTCAAAGGCCGCCGGGTGCTGGTCGGCGATCTGCTGGCGCACCGCGTCGACAACCGCACGCGACTGCTTGTGCGGCAGCTCGTCCAGGCCCTGCAGGATGGTCACGCAGTGCCCTGCGGGCAGCGTCAGATGCACGGTTGCGTTGACATCGATCATTTGGCCTCCAGGGCAGAAACGCGGGCGGCGAGCTGCTGGGTCGCCTTCCAGAGCGTGGCGATCAATTCGTTGTAGGCGAGGGAATGGCGGCCATTCTCGACCGAGTGGCCGCCAAACTCATGCCCGGCGGCGGCCATCGCGGCCTCGACATCCTGCGCGACAAAACCCCAATGAGTGCGGGCGGTATCCGGCCCAACGCGCCAGCGATAGCGCTGCGGGTTTATCGCGGCGAGAAGATCGAGACAGTCCGGCAGGTCGGCAATGTCGGTTTTGAGCGCGGCGTCGGATGCGGTGGCATAGGCGTAGCTGGCGACAACGGCCCAGGCTTGGCCGCCGTTCAGGCCGCAAAGGTAGGTGTTGTCAGCAGTCGGCAGGACGTTGTGGCAGTTGACCTGCTGGACATTAATCCCAGGTCCGCTGACAGTCAGCGCGCCACTTACCGAGGCGATGCTGCCCGCCGTGAAGACGCCGTCTACGGTTCCAACGCTGTGGCAATGGAACCCCTGCGTAACATCCATGCCGCCATTGCACTGGACGCCCGTAGTGGTAATGCCGCCGCCAGTGACGTTCACGCCGTTGAGCGTCGAGCCGCCGCTAACGCTAAGGGTTGCTGCCGTTAAAGCGTGGCCGGTGTTGATGTCGCCATTGACGTTGAGCGCGAGGCCAGTCGCGTTGAGCGTGAGTTGACCGTTAAAGGCACCTGTGCCGGTCGCTGAGAAATTACCATTGATCCCAAGGCCGCCGCTCAGCGTTCCGCCAGTCAGCGGCAGGTAATTGGCGAGCTGCGTGGTGTTGGCGAGCTGAATGCCTGAGGTGCCATCGACGCTGACGACAAGGTTTGCGCCAGTCCAGCCAAAGCGGAAGCCGTGAGCCGCTACGTCCGAGCCGCCACCCGTGAAGGTCGAATAGTGGATACCGCCGCCGCCGCCAACAGTTAGGTCGCCAATGGTAGTGAGGCTGCCACCAGTATCAACCGAGATCTTATTAGCACCCTGATAGAGATAAGCGACGCCCCCGGTGGCGTACCAGGTCCAGAGCGCGCCGGTCGTGCGGTCGGTAAACCCGAGATAGTTGGACGCGCCGCTCGAAGTAATCTGCGGGGCGCTGACATTGCCCGTCGCGGTGATATTGCCCGGCACACTGATACCGCCCGAGCCGTCGCCCTGGCTCGGCACATACGGGTTGGTCAGCACAAAGGCCCCCGCGCCGGCATTAAGCGAAGCGCTGTAGATGAGGCGCGGATAGAGCGCGCTGGCGATGTCTCCCACCGCTATCGCAACCCAGCTCCCGCCACTCAGCTTCTGGATCGGCTTTGCGCCAAGCGCGTTGACTTGGAATTGGTCGCCCGCCGCCGACGCCGCTCCAGCTTTAAAGCTGTAGATCTCGCCATCGACATAGGCGGTCGGGTAGGCGGCGTTGCCGGTCGTGAACGTCCAGAGACCGCTCGCCGGCGTGATCGTCTGCACCGGGTTGGCGCGGTCCCAGAAGCGTTTGAGCGCGCCCTTGTCGTTGCGCGCGCTATCATTGACGCCACTGGGCATCATGCCCTCGGGCCAGCCGTTCGGGCTGTTCTTGTTGTTGCTGGCGTCCAACTCGGACCAGTTGGTGTTGTCAGAGAGATCGGCCATCGGCATCCCCCGAAAAAGGTCGGCGACCCGCTCAACCGTCCGACCCCAGGGAGGGTGTTGACGCAGGGACGGGAACGGGTCGCCTAGCCTCGCGCCTGCCCAAGCCCCAGGGGCGCGAGGGTCTGGTTAGAGCAGGTCGGCGACGAGACCGCTGCCGGCCTCGTTGCGCGAGGTCAGCGCGTACTCGCCGAGCAGCATTTTTTTGGTGTTGTCGCCGGTCTTTGCCAGGTCGGTCAGGGCAATCGGCCGCAACCACGCCAGCGCCCAGAGATCCGTATTGAGGATCAGGCAATCGCGCTGCCGCATAAAGCGGTCGGGCTGCACCTCGACGCTGCCAAAGTCGTAGACGTAGACATCAATCGAGGTCACCAACTTCTGCTCGTCCGAGTTGATGTAGCGGGTCGAGTTGCCGAGGAACTTGGAGATGGCGACCTTCTGGTTGCTGTTGACCAGCAACTTGTCTGGCTCGTCACCGCTGTTCGTCCAGACCGACGCCAGGGCCGTCGCCAGCATCGGCTCGGTAAACGCCACCGGGGTCGTGCCATCAGTGCGGGTGTTAGTCCCGTCACCAGCCGGGTTCGCCCCGCCCGCCACAACATTCGCCACGTTGGTCTTGATGTACGCGAGCACGCTCGCGGTCTTTGCGGCGGTTGCACCCACGGCACCAGCCGTGCGGGCCTGGTTCTGTAAGAGGATCGTCTCGATGTCGCGCTTGAGGCTCTTGCCCTTCTTGGCGACTTGGTAGCCGACCTCGCTCTTGCGGCCAGCCTTGTCGACCGCTTCCTCGGTGCCGGCGATGATCACCGTCTTGCGCGAGATCTGCGTGTAGTTGCCGAGACGCACGGTCGGGATCACCGGATCAAACGTCGAGATGTCGTCGCCCTGGATCTGCGCGTTGGCACCGTTGGGCGGCTCCAGCGCGTCGGTCTGCCATTCGTGATAGACCGCCGTCGACTTCTCGCGGGCGATGCCAGTCATAAACGGCGTCTCGGTTGGGCTGATATTGTAGATGATGTCACTCAGGTCTTCACGAAGACCTTTTGCATCAAAGGTCGTGAAGGTATTGCCAACAAAAGCCATGACGATTACTCCGAAGCTACTTGCTCCGGCGCGAGCGGTGCGGGGTTAGAGGAGTTCCGCGATCAGGCTGCCGGCGTCGCGCACGTCGTGCGTTCGACCCAGACGGTTGGCTCGGGTTTGGATGCGCGAGTTCGCGCCGCCCCGGTCGTTGTCCTGGCTGACGCCAGGACGCTGAACTTGGGCCGGCGGGTTGTTCCGCTTCGCGTCTGCGGCAGCCGCAAGACCGAGCTGCCGGTCGTACATCATGGCCTTGTGGGCGATGACGACCAGTCGGTGGTCATAGGCCTGGTTGATCTCGTCCGGTGAGAAGCCGGCGCGATCCTGCAGATAGGTGCCCAGCTCCTTGCGGAGCGCGGCACCCTTTACCTGGTCGCCAAAATCGGGCACGGCGGCGGTGAGCCGCTGATGCTCATTGGCGACCAGCTCGCGGAGCTGCTGCTGCTGGTGACCGGCAAAGGCCGCCTGCTGCTGGTTGAACTCGTACTCGATGGCACCGAGACGACCTCGGGCGTGCTCGCGCAGCGCCTGCAGCCGAGTGTATTCGGCAGGCGACGCTGCTTGGACCGCGACCCAGTCGATGTTGTTAAAGGCCGCCCATTCTGGCTGGGCCAGCGCCATCATTTTTTGCAGACCCTGGAGATACTCCAACCGCTGGTTCGTGGCTGTCGTCCGCTCGGTCTCAA